AATTAGGACTAGAATACGGTTGGATGAGACCACGCACTCTGTTAATCAGCTGATAACCCATCCGATATGGGCTTGCAGTGATCCCATCCATACCTACCCCACCAGTCTGGCTAACTTGACGGCTTTGCCAGATGTCAACAGCTACGATCATCGCAGCCTCTCGTATGGCAGGGGTCGCAGTGTAAGCCTGTGCTTTATGCTCTGGGCCAAGGGCTCGGCCGTATGGTTTAATAAAATGAAATGGATCATCGGTAGCTGTTTTTGCGTATTGAATAATGCTGTAGCCGTTAGGGTATGAACTAAATGCGTATGTACTCCAAAATGCTGTGCCAATAGATGCTGGCACTGTAGTACCTGGGAATGATCCTGTTAATGTGTATGTGCCGTTATACGTTGCACCACAATTACTTACTACTATTGATTGACCAGTTACAAATATGCCTGGGTTTGCTAATACTAAAGTTGCTACGTTATTGCTAATTGATGAGCCGACTACTGGGGCATCGTTATGCCATAGATATGCAGATATTAAATCCTCTGCGGACTGGCAGCACTCTTCTACAGTTGCATCGGTATATAAAGTACCAATACCTAAATTACTGCGTAACTCTGCCATCGTTACCATTGCAGCGGCCATATTGTCCTTTCTTAAAAAGCTCCCTAGGGCTAGGGCTACTAAACCCTAGGGATTATTAAATTAACTAACTTATTAGGTTAGGTTGAAGCGGCGAACGCCACCAGCGACCAATACACCAACGGCCATGTAGCCATATAGTGATGTCTCGATCTCGCCTGTTGTTGGAATGTTTGTTGACAGACGTAGAATTGGTGACTCGTAAATTGATACTGAAGATGGAACTACAATAAATGCAGACTCATCAATAGTTGTTGACACTGCATTTGGATCTACGTATAGATCTAAACCTAATACGTTACCACGTAGTGATGTTGGTACAGAAGATCCTGCATTGTTCATTGGGTTAGCAGCATTGTAAATTGGGCGACCTGTTGAATCAGTTGCGCCTAATAGTAGTGACCACTGTGATGTACCAGCGATGTACTTAGTTGCTAACTCACCTGTTGCAAGGTATGCAGCTGGTGCTTCTGTTGATACGTAGGAAATAATTCCTGCTGATGTTGCTGCTACTGCTGTAGCTTGTGTGCCGCCTGATGTTAGTGCTGCGATAACTGCTGCATCGGTTGCTTTGTTATAAGCACGTGTCATGTTATCAAGCATGGCTGCAAAGAACTCTGGTGAGCTGCGCTCTAAGATTTCTAAGCTGTAGCGTTGTAGTCCAGCATACTTCTTAACAGTTAGGTTTACGTATGAAGATACGATACCTGTCTCTGAAGGTCCTGCTGCTTCTGCAGTTTCTGCAACTGTACCTGAAGTAGTGATCTTAGGTACTGAAATTGTCATGCCTGCTGCTGGTAGCGCACGTGAACCGATTGCATCAATAGCTGGGCGTGATCCAATAAGTGTATCTACTACTGTAGGTACGAATTGTGTTGGTGAATGCTGGGTTAGTAGTAAATGAATCATCTGCAGCTGTTAAGTATTTTGCTACGTCTGCTTCTGCTTTCATTACCCACTGTGCTGATTCGTGGTTACCTAATTTTGCTTTGATGCTGTGTTCTAGCATGTGAGCTTGTGTTCTGATTGGTGAGCGAGGCTCTGTATAGAATGATGCACTGATTGTTGGGCGTGCAGCCTCTACTGGAGCAACCTCTACCACTGGTACTGCTGTTGGCTCGGTGGTGTTGTCCACTTGTGCCTCACTTTCCGTAGTTGGTTGGATTGTTGCATCCGCTTCGCCTTCGCTAGCGGCAACTTTAGTTACTTGTGCTTCTGTAAATGCTGGTGACTCGACAAGGCTTACTTCTTTAAGCATCGCCTTAGTTACATAGATATAATCTTTTTTCTGTGATGATTTAATTACATCCACGCCTACAGACATACCAGATATAAGATTTTCTTGTGCAAGCGTCAAAGCGTCTGAGCCTTGCATGCTGGCACTAATTTTAAAGCTAGCGTAGATACCATCTTCTTCTTCGTTAAATCTTTGCATACGGCCAATAGGCTTATCGTTGCGGTGTTGCATAAGCATCTTAATTTTGCCAGGGTCGCCTACATCTATTGACCCTTTAGCAAAGACCACTTTACCCACGCTGGTGTTACCAGGTGTTTCAAACGGTACAATTTTGCCTGCAATAACTCTGCGCTCTGTATCTGCGCTTTCTATTTGACTACTAAATGTAAGAATCAATTTGAATCCGCCCATGTTAAGACTGCAAAGGTAAATGATGGGGTAGTCCCAGCGATTGTGCCAACTACTCTTAATTGATCGGTAAATGCAGAAGTTAATCTAATTACTTCTCGTGTAACACCTGTTGCCTGTGTAAATGTTGCAATAGTATTGTAGTTAGTGCCATCTACTGTGTCTTGCACTACCACATCTAATGTAGGTGAAGTGCCGCTAGCTGCGCTAACGTTTAATTGCATTACTAACTGTTTAGCAGCGGCTAGGCCAGTAACGGCTGTGCCAGTAACTGTTGCGGTGCGAGCAGCTGACGCTAATAGCGTTACCGTGCTTGCAGGTATATTGGCCTGTTGTATATCACTCATGCATTTTCTCCTTTAGCGCTGTTAATGTACTCAGCATCGCCACTTTGATTTCCGTTGGGTGTTAGATCTTCCATTTCTTTTGCTTGCTCTAGGTCTATAAGTCCTAGGGTTAACATCTTTTCTATTGTTTCTAGTCTTGCCTTATCATCTGATCGTAAAAAAGTTTCGCTGATATTAAAGCGCACAGTGTGGCCGTTAGCGGTTATATCGTTCATGCTTAGTCTGTCCTCAATAGCACAAATATAAGGCTGTAGTGAATAGGCAACAAACTCTTTACGGCCATCAATTATATTCTGGTAAGTCATGCTGTTATTCATATCTGCACTTATGTAATATGCAGGTACATTCATAGCACGTGCAATTTGTGTCGCTAAATATTGTGATGCTTCGTTATACATCATATCTTTAGGACTAAATCCGACAGTCTCATAAGATAATGTGCTAGTTAGGTATGCAGTAGATCTTGATTGACGTGCTGCTTTCCAAGCTGCTAATAATCCTTGTACTTGTGATTCTGGCATATCTGCACCAGTGTTTTTTAAGAATCCTGTTGCCATAGGTGTCTGTGCTGCTACAGCTGCAGCCTTTTCTAAATCTAATGCGCTTTGTATTGTGCGGCCTGCTGTTTGTAATACACCTTGTGTTAATCCTTGGAATGTAACTAATGAACCAATACCTACCATCGGTACTTTTTGGTTATCTATTGTGTAGTATAAAACTTCTGTGCCTAATGCATTTAATTGTGCAACTACACGAGTGTTGGCAACCCATTCAAATCTAGATGGTCTTAAATCATCTGCATATACTTCTGTAACACGCCAATATGCAACACCGTAAAATATAAGACTATCGACAGTCCACGAGATAGTGACGGATCGTGGCTGTCGAATATCTGGCTGCTCGCACCAGAGTGGCTTCGCTAATTCTTCGCCTGTAGATTTTTTATACAGCTCTAATGGTAAATATCCTATAACACCTTTAATTAAATTAGCGCATCTGTTAACAGCTGGTACTTGTGTTGCAAGTGTGCGATCCATAGGACCTGCACCAAATGTGTTATAACCAAATCCAATTACACTATCGCCCATAACGGCAGGGGCGTATTGCGCTTGTAGAGTTTCTTTTTTATTGGTTATACCCAAAGCAGACAATAGACCCATATGTATACTTTATACCATAAATAGGACTTATGGTGCAAGTTAGACAAATATCTGCGCGGTTTGTTGTGGGCGTGTCAACTGGCTTACGACCATAGCCAAAGATATAGCAGCTGTAACGTCGCCTGCAGATTTACGCCTAATAATGCGCCATCCAGCATCGCTAGTCTTAGCAGCACAGTTATTTAGGTGCTGTACTAGGTCTGCCTGACCACTATGCACCATTCTGCCATTAGCCATAGCATCTGACAGATCTGAACATGCCTGGTAAAACGCTTGACCTGAGACATCTTGCATACGCCATCCGCTTTGCTCTAATCGTGTTGCTATTG